ATCTGAGATGCTGAAAATATTCGGTCATCGGGTCCGTCATTTTTTCTGTATTCAAAATCTTTTTTTTTCGCACTTGAGCCTTCTTCTCTTTCTTCATTATATTTCATTATTTTGTCAAGACCTTCAGTCCCCACCAATTCTGATACATTTACTTTAATTTCCTCACCTTCCATGTATCGGTCAAGTCTTTCATTGGGATAAACAATGTTTAGTGCTTGTATAGGACGCTGCAACATAGTATATCCAAATTTTTCCATGTTTTCAAAACTAGGTAATTGTTTTTCAGTTCCTTTTTTAGTTGATGTGGTTTTTGTCCCTTCTCCTTTTAATGCATCAATAATATATTCGTATGCATTTTGTTGATAACTTCCTATTTTTGTAGTATATAAATCTATAATTTCCATTACTTCAGATATCTCTCTATCATTTAATTGAACAACTGGATAATTCGTTTCACGAGAGATTATTGAATTCTCTGGAGAGAAAATAGCGGGCCAAATTCGGTAAGGAAATGTATAAGGATTTTCTCCTCTAACAAATGATATGTAACCAATTGATTTTCGCTCCAACAATTCCCTCCCTATTTCACGTCCAGAGTCGTCCGTTTTAAAACCGCCATCACTTGTAAACACGTCACTAATTTCTATGGGATGACGCTTATCATTTATGTTCATAAGATTAAGTAGCCATATTATTTCTTTATAACTATTATACATTGGAGTAGCAGATAAAAGCAATAATCTTAAAGAATTTACATTTTTAACTAATTTCATAATTTCGCTTGCTGCGCGTTTGTCTTTATTTTCATCTGCGACCTTTACATTGTGTATTTCATCAATAATGACTAAACGATTATTAAAATTTTTATTTAATTTATATCTTGATATTTGTTCACGTTTTCGCTCATCCATGTCACCTTCAACTCTAGAAATGCCGTCAATATAATTTGCAAATTCAATATATCCTAAAAATAAATAACTATTATTTATAATTTTATTTACTTGTCTAATAATTTTCTCTCGCGTAAGACCTTTCATGTTCATCGGATTTATCTCTTTTAAAAATTTGTTGCCGGTACAAGATCTAATATCCCACATTCCATCTATATTTTTTAACTTAGTTTCATCAAACAATTGTGTTTTAAAATTATCTTGTACATTAGGAGACGCAACTACTATAATTCTTTGTACAATTCCCATTTGATTCAAATAATCTCGCATTTCTTCTGCTACGCTAATTGCCGAGCATGTTTTGCCACTACCCAAACCATGATAAAGCAATAAACTATTGTATGGTGTTTGAAATGATAAGAAATTTCTAACAAACAATTGATTTGGAGACAATTCAAATTCAGCATTACATAATTTTTCGGCTTGTAAATTAATATCAATGTTGGTTCCATCTTTGTCTTTTACATTTCCATCATATTGAGTATCATAAAATTCTTTCTTTTCTGATATCTTAATGTTAAAATTTGGATCATCTAATGTAGGATATAAGTAATTGAATTCATCTGACAGTTTAGAATCCAAATTTTCAACTATTTCTTTTTTAAGTTTAAATTCTTTAAGTTTTTCTTCATAAAACTCGTCATCTTTAGATAATTCATTATATTCTTTTTTAAGACCTTCTTGTAAATCAATTAAAATTGTATCTTGTTCAGGCGTACTTTCTTTTAATATTAATTTTTCTTTCATTTTTTTAGATTTGGCTGGTTTTTTAATTATTTTCTTTTCAGGCTCAATAGGTACAACTGGCTCAGGCTCAGATATAACTGGTTCTGTTTCAACTGGCTCAGGTTCAGATATAACTGGTTCTGTTTCAATCGGTGCAAGTGCTGGTTCAGCTTCTTTTTCATTACTTACCGTTCTCTTTAAAACTAATTTTTCTTTCTTTTTTTTTCCCTTGACACATCTACCTGTTTCAGGATTTATTACTTTGTCTTCAGGGCAATCTTTTGTTGTTTTTTTTTTAACACATCGTCCAGTCTTTTCATTATAATCCTTGCCCTTATTTTGGCATTTTTTAATTTGTTTTTCTTCTTTTGTAGACATGTTACTTATATATTATGAATATAATCTATATTGTGTTAATAATTTATTAACTTTTTCTAACATATTTTTTTTTTCTAAATTATATGGTCTAATTATTTTACAAGCATCATCATATGAAAACCATTCTAATTTGCTAATTTCAGAATTCTTATATGTATGATTAATATCATTTTCCCGAACAATGTCCATGTAAGCCAAATAATATTTATGTTTGTATGATTAGAACCTGTAAATATCTCTTCGTATGGCAAAACATTTTGCACTAATTTTAATTGATTTTTATTATACAATGTTTCTTCCTCAAATTCTCTAATTGCACATTGAAGGTCCTTCTCTTGATAATCTCTTCTTCCTTTTGGAAATCCCCATTCAGGCTCGCTCCAACTTGTTTTACTCTCTTCAATAAGTGAAAGTAAATCATACCTAATATTATTTATTGTTATTCCCAATTTCAATGAAATAAATTTCTCTCTAGATATCTTTTCTTCTCCGCGATATTGAACGCTTACATCTTTCCCCCAAACACCTTCCCACAAAGTATCAAACTCTTCAGTTTTCAACTGTTCTTTTTCATAATTTGTCATCTCATTAATTACATTCATTAAATATGATTTATTATACAATGGATACTTGCCTCTCATAAAATCTATAAAACCAAGACTATTACAACGCCTAATTAATAAATATTCTATTCCAGGGTTTCCATGTCTAAACGCAATAATACCAAGACTTGTAATTGGCTGTTTACATTGATTAAACGCATGTCCAAATTTTCCACAATTATTGCACAAATTGTTGCTCATGTTATTTGAAAAACTATTTGAAAAATTATTTCCGAAGAGTAATGATTTGTTCATTGTTTCGCTATTTGTTATTTTTACTTTCTTTTTATATCCTTTATACTAATGGAATTAGATCCAACTGTTTGGGGCCCGCATTATTGGTTTGTTCTTCATACGATAGCATTATGCTATCCTTTAACTCCAAATGATGTTACAAAAAAAAAATACTATGATTTTATACATAATTTACCTCTTATGTTGCCGGTTGAAAGAATAGGTAATAGATTTAGTAAAATATTAGATGAATATCCAGTTACACCATACTTAGATTCAAGAGAATCTTTTATTAAATGGATGCATTTCATTCACAACAAATACAATTTGATGCTAGACAAAGAAGAGATAAGTATGGCAGATGCAATGGAAAAATATTATCATCATTATAAACCAAAAAAAATATCATTAATTGAAAATTTAAAAAAAAAAGAAAAAATTATATTCATTATTATCGTATTAATTCTATTGGCTGTAATTTGGCATTTGTATAAAATATAAATAACTAAATAAATGATGTAATTGAAATGTCAAACATAAAACGATGCAAAAAATTAAATTAAAAAATAAAATAAACTATCAATGTATTATATAAAATGAGATTTGGATTAATGATATTTTTATTAACTGGATTTTTAATAGCAAACATTTATCACGATGGAAAATATGTTACATTGTTAAAATCTTGGAAAAAATATTATCAGATGGCATTTATTGGATTTTTAGGATTGTCCGCATATTTATTTATAAGAAAACATCCGTCGCATTCAAAAAATTTATTTGTTCACGCAAATGATTTAATAAAATACATGCCAATTGATAAAGAAGCCGGAGATTTGCTGTCTCCATTTTTAGATTTCTCTTCAAAACCGTTTTTTAATAGAGATAATACAAATTGTGAAGATAATGAAAATGGCACTCAACAAGCGAGAATTATGACATCTGGAAAGGGTGCCACAAAAAGGTCAGTAAGTGAAACTAAAAAGAAATTTGTAGCATCTCAACAAGGATGGAAATGTGGTAAATGTAACAATCAATTAACCGCATGGTTTGAGGTTGATCACAAAGTTAGATTAGAATATGGTGGTTCTAATGAAGTCATTAATTTAGTAGCGTTGTGCAGAGAATGTCATGGAGAAAAAACCACTATGGAAAATCTATAATAAATTATTGCTCATTTGTGTAGAATGTTAAAAACTTTTCTAATCATTTATTATATGAATTTCATTGATAATATTAAAATCAATAAAACCCAATTTATATTTTTTATTATTTTGATTGCGTACATTATTTTAATGTCAATTCTATTTCATTATAATCCAAAAAACATAATTACTAATTACAGTACACTTTCTATTATTACTGCTCTATTTGGCACATTTGTCATTGTAATGATAATGTTTTTTATTAAACGAAGAGAC